AGCTCCTCTAGATATTCTGAATGGATATATCATATTATAGCATACTTGTTTATCAACGCCATCTTTTTCTTGAACATAATCTTTTAAATTAGCAATTACCTCTTCTCCTGATACTAAGGTAACAATAACGATATTCAATTCCATTTTGTGCATAATTTAATTATACGTTGTTATTTTTTATTTTTTCTAGTAATGCATCTAATTCTGATTGAGTAGTAGGATATTCTTCATCTGGCACGTTTTCAAGAAGTACAGGTTTAGCTGAGAAGATTTCATCAGGATTCTTGATCTTATAGTTAGATGCTATTGTCATTACAATTCTCTTAGCATACTCGTTATATGTACTTTTGTCAAATCTTCCAAATTGAAAATCTGTCTCTAAATATTCTCCTTCATTAACTTTATTATTATTAACATCTACTTGATCAATCCAAATTTTATAATATAGTGGATTCATTGGAAACTTAACATCATCTGCATCTTGACCATCGTAATCTTGTGGTAATGATCTTAACTTAGATCTGTACTTAGTCCACATTGCTTTTGTATCTGCATCAATTACAGCATCAGGCATCTGTGTCCAGTCACTATCTGAAAGGAGAAAGTTTCTAATCATTCTAAGACCTTCCCAAGATACTTTATTCCATCTACCATACTCATTGTATAGTTTTTCTTGAATAATCTCTTGTTCTGTATCCTGATACTCAAAGTATTTCTCTTTGAGAGTCTCAGCAATCTGTGCTACTTCTGATTCAGTGGGTTCTACCCATGAGTATGTCTTCCACTTTCTTTCTTTAGTGGCACGATCATATACATATTTTTTCTTCTCAATACCATATGTCCCATCACTGAAGTAATTCAAGTGAATCAAACGATCTTTGTCAGATGTCCAGAATGGATACAAGACATTTTGAATATTGGTATTCCAATAATCCTCTTCAATGAATTGAGTCTTTCCATTAACAATAATCATTCTTTCTAGTGCATTCACTTGCACTACTACACGTATGTCTGCCATTTGATTAAGGGATTTTGATGAACCAGCCTGTCGCAATATATTTATCATGGGTAAAGACTGTGTTCCCACGATGAACGTGTGTCATACCTGCTGGCCAGATCAATAATGTACCTGTTTGTGGTTTATATCTCTTCTTCTGATACAAGAATTCTGTTTCTGCTTCACCATCTGGCATATCATTTAAGTATACCATCCATGCTAACTCTCTATTTGCTGCTCTGAAACTAGAGTTTTCATAATGCCAAGTATGATAACCACCTCCAACTGGAGTTTTCTGCACTTTCAAACCAACTGATGCTAGTTTAACTTTACTAATATGATCATACTCTTGCTTATAGTTCTCAAACGCAGAATTTAGATATTTATAGAAGTGTGCAGACAATCCCATGTCAATATCATCATACATCATACTAACATCATGACGTGCTAGTTTTTTCTGTGGCATTTGTTTACTGCCATATTGTAATATGTAATCTGGATTAATTTTTATTTGATTTTCAAAATTAGCTATGATTGCATTGCACATTTCATGATGTATGAGTCTTCTATACACACCAATAAAATCTTCAAATTTTCCCTCTAATCTATCAGGATCAATAATCAATCCACTCTCACTAGCTTCTAACATTAATATGCTCTGATCATATACTTAACTAAATGATACCTTGTTAACAGCGGAATGTCAATGTTTGGTTGTAAAGAGGAATCAACACTTAATTTAACAGCAGACGATAGAGTAAATGTTCCTTCGTTTACCTCAAGACCAGCAGCATTGATTGGATCTCCCTGTGGTGGAATGCGTTCAGTGACAAACTCAATTCCTAAATCAGTTTTGCCAGATGGATATGATGTTACTGTTGACTCTATTTCTTCATGGGAAAATGCAACATAATCAATACCATAATTATCGTTATTGGGATTTCCAGCACCAAATCTTGTTTGTCTTATCTCTATGACTAAGTTAGATACTTGATATGTTATTGGAAGAGGAATATCAACTAAAGTCCAATTTGTAGGACCTGTAGAAGCAGATATTGTACCAATCTTATTGAAACTAGTGGCATTATCATTACTAGCAAATAATTCCAATGGTTCATTTGGTTGCTCTCCACCATTAGAACCGTTACCACGAATAACTCTAATTCTAACTGCAGTCATAGCTGCTCCTTTAGCATTAGTATTGGATGCATTTACTGCAATAGATCTTACATATCTAACAGCCTCATTTCCAAAAAATCTAAGGTATTGCTCAGCATCAGGAGAAGCGAATCCACCATTTACACCAGATCCAGTTCCAGACTGAACATAATCAACATCGGGACTTGCACTGTCAAAAAGTCCAGAGGTAGTTGAAGTGGTTGTTCCACCATCAGTGGTTTCTGTTATTTGATAACCAATATAAGAATTTCCAGAATCACCACCTTGAGTACCACCATCACCAACAACTAAAGTTCCAGCATTGATATTAGCAGAATCAAATTGAAATACCAAATAATTTCCTGATCCTCCACCACCTCCACCATCACCATAGAATGTTGTATTTTCTTCAACCTCTATCTGAACAGAACCTGCACTACCAGCTACCTGTTGTCCTAAACCTGCAATACCACCATTACCTGCATCACCACTACTAATAAGTGACGCTGTGGCTCCTGCACCACCTCCTCTATATGCACTTTGTCCTCTTCCAGCACCAAAACCATCTCTAACTGCGTTAGAACCGTTTCCTGCACCAGAACCACCACCAGCGTTGTTAGTGATACCGATACCACCGCCACCGCCTCCTCCGCCACCACCAGTACAGACGGAGTTTTGTCCAGTATTACCAGATCCAGAGAAGAGGTTGTTTAAATTTTGAGGACCATCATTACTACCATTTGGTTGTCCATTTTGAGAGGATGCTTGGTTACCATCACCAGCAGCACCTCCACCACCACCGCCACCAGCTCCTACGATCATTTGACCAGGTACTCCAATGGCAGAGGAAGAACCTCCAGCACCGCCACCGCCACCGCCAGTTCCCTGACCACCATTACCACCCTGTGAAAAACCAGTGTTTGATTTTTGACCAGGATTTCTACCACTACCTGCGGATCCACCGCCACCAACATATATGTTTAATGGATCGCCTGGTTGTACACCTAAGAGACTTACAGTGACGCTTTTACCATCACCACCGCTTCCTGCCCACCAGTTTGCACCACCATCACCAGTACCACCTGATCCACCGCCACCACCTTTAACGATTGCTTTTACACTACTAAGTGGCCAAGTGCTTGGTAATATGTACTGAGTAGGAGTTAAACTTGGTGTAGTATACGTGGTAGTTATTGTGTTTGATCCCTCAAATAAAGTTCTGGCACCATCTCCACCAGCACCTCCAACGAGTGCTGAGGTTCCACCGCTACCACCCACAACAGGACCTCCATCGCTACCATCATTACCTTCTGTATAGGTTTTAATTTCAATAGGTAATCCAGCCACAGTGTATGTTCCTGTTGCAGTAACATTTGTTGCACCACCTCCTCCACTGACAATTCTTGCCTGTCCACCAGCACCACCAGCACCGCCAGCATTACCAGTAGCACCACCGTCTCCACCATCTGCTACAATTTGTATTTGAGTTCCATTATAATTAAACTCATAGTAAGTGTCACCACCATTTTGACCAGCTACAGTTGTGGTACCTCCACCTCCTCCACCACCAGTCAATCTTCCAAAAACACCTGTTGCGTCTTGTTCTATGGTTGGAGCTGGAACTGTGTAACTGCCAGGAACATCCTGTTGTATAACAGTTTCTGTTGAGGATGACTCTCCGCCTGGTAGTTGAATTGTTTTACCACCAATTGAATATGAGTTATCAATATCATATACAGTGTCTGCTGGTTGTTGAATAACTGTTGTGGTCTCTGATGGCAAATTTCCTGCAATTTTATATCCTGTTTCTAATACAATATTTTGACCACCACTACCATTAGTTGTTGCTTCTAATGCCTGACCTAATCTAGATTTGTATTTTGTCTGTGCTACGTAAAAATTATCATCATCAATTCTGATTATATACCACTCTGAATTTTGTGCTAGTGGAGTAAGAATACCATCTATGGAAAATGTACATGGAGTTGATTGATCGTTTGATCTTACCCTAATTTTATATCCAGTGGTTAAATTATGACTAGGAATATTAAATATTGCACCTGTACTATCAGAACTAATATTTGATGCGGTAATAGTTGAAATTGCTACTTCACCAATACCACCTACATTACCAAACGTAGCAAGTGATGGATCAGTGATAATGTAATCTACTACACCATGAGTGTGAAATAGTGGTACTCCTTGATTTGGTATAAAGAATTGAACTTGTCCAACATCATTTTTGTAACTAGCAAGATACGAATCAATAGCTTGACCCGTTCCCTCGTATGGCACTGTTTGTATTGCTTGAGACGTTAACAGAGCATGATCATGTTCTGGAACTGCGGATATTATTTTTTCTTGTAAAGGACCTATCTGTAAAGTTAGTTCACCCTTTAAACTTCCACCAATAAACTCAGTTATATTTGGATATCCAGTTATTACAATGTTTCCAATATCAAACAGTGTTTCTTGTTGTGTTTTTGAGAAAAACCATCTACCACCTGTTGCACCAACAGTAGAAATGACATTACCTGACACTGGAGATCCACCACCACTGACACCACCACCAGCACCAACAAATTTTCTACCTTTATAATCAGGAACATTAAATGTAATACTAGAAGAGGATCCAAAATCTTCTGGAGAATAAGATCCACCAAGTCCACCATACTTTTCTTCAATGACTTCATACAATAGTGGATAATCCTCTGCATTATATTCAGATCCATCGCAATATAACCAACCTTCATACTGCATTTCTGGTTCACTAGCACTTCTATTATCTGTATTTACAATTTCAACTCTTGCTGTTCCACTACTGCCAGGTTGAGAAATATAAACTACATCTCCATCTTTATAACCATAGCCAGGATTTTTAATAGTAACGAAATTAACACTGGTGTCTAGATTTGCTACTATACCAACTTTCAATCCAAATCCAGTGCTTGACGCTACGCTAACTGTTCCGTTAGAACCAACATCAGTAATATTATAATATTTACCTGCAAGAATATCTCCATTACTTCTGGCAATTCTAATGTTATCTGAGTCAATATAATCAACTAAAAATGTAAATCCCTTATCCATCTCAACACCACCTACACCGCCTGGTGATAGGTTTGCTGTTGCACTTGCACTTGTACCACCTCCACCAGTTAATGTAACTTGAGGAAATTGATATCCAGAACCACCATTGTTAACAGTAATTTCAGTTACCTCTCCTGTGGTAGTATCAATTACTGCAGAGAACTCACCAGTCGTTAGAGGACCGCTACCATTATCAGTTACTTGTACGAGTGGTGCTGACGTATAACCACTACCACCATTATCAATTGTAAAAGATTGAATAGATGCTCCTAATTTACACTGATTTGGAGCTTGAGTTGTTGTAGTTATTGATAACTTATCACCTTGAATAAAAGGATGACTTGGTAGATTAATATAATCTGTTGCTACTGCAAATGCTGTTGCTGGAATGTCATATGATATTGGAATTGTAGGAAAACCAGGTGGATCTAGATCAGTAACATATCCACTTCCACCACCAGCACCAGTTGCAACCTGTCCCAAATTCAATACAACACCATTATCTGTAACCTTATCATCATCTGCCTTAAAAACAGGCACAATAGAACCAATTGGCATAGTGGAGTTGCCAAATGTCGCTTTATCTGTAAGAAAGTTAGAACGTATGTTCCTTTTTACTATTGGTGTTGACATTTTAGGTTTTAATTAGGTAATCTACCATAACAAAGGGAGAAATTAAACTATCAATTTTTGTGTCAGTCTCCGTTTGAATAGAAATAGAAGCACTCATTCCATCAGTAGAAATAAATGTCTCTGGTATATCTATCTCATAATTTGTGAGTCCAGTTGTGTAATCAATGGTATGTGTGTGTCGTGTAGGATCCTCCTCATAATTAAATGCATCTGTAGTCTCAACAATATTTGAAACTTGAGGATACGCTATACTATCGCTATTAGAAGCAAAAGTATCTACTGGTAAAACATTATGTAGCGATTGAACGTGAGTATATGCTGCAGCATCTTGTATATTAACAAAAGATGTAGTAGTGATCTCTAAACTAATTCCTCCACTACCAGTAGAGGGTGCACTGCTAATACTTTTTCCTTGAACATCAGGAAAAGTTAAAACATCACCTACCAGATAATTTTGACCAGGATCAACAATTCCAACAATTTTGTATCTTGTATTACTTGGAAGACCACCAACACCTGGCCATGCTTCTAATCTTACAAAAACTCTAAGTCCACT